AATCTTGGGATTAAAGCATGCTATAATCTCTTTCTTTTTTACATCCGAATACATCACAAATACTCGTTCCATTATCCCACATTGATTAGCAGACAAACCGATACCATTAAAATGTTCCATCGTTTCTATGAGATTATCTTTCATCTCTTGACGATTCATATCTTCACTGCAGCCTGATAATGGTATTGTCAGTGCTGTATTTGTATTTTCTATTAATTTAAATATTGCCATGTTTATTTACCTCGTTTCCCCAATTATCCCATCCTTCTTTATAATACCTTAACATTATATATCCTCATAAACTCTTCTGCATCTGACCAGTTATTCACCATAGGCATCCCTTTAACATTAAGAGAAGTATTTAATAACATAGGACACTCTGTTTGATCATACCACTCTTCTAATATTTGCCGTATAACAGATTCACAATCTTTCTTCACTATCTGTACTCTTGCAGTACCATCTACATGAGTCACAGAATCATAGTCATGTTTTGCTTTCGCCACAAATTGCATATACTCATTCATCGGCCCTTCGAAATATTCATCAGCATACTCCTCTAGAATTGCTGGTGCAAAAGGACGAAATTTCTGCCTACGTTTTATATCATTCACCGTATCTTTTATATCATATCGGGGATCACCTAACAGAGAACGGTTGCCCAATGCTCTAGGTCCAAACTCTGCTCTGCCATTTGCAACACCGCAAACTTTAGTCTTCAATAATTCTCTAACAACGTCCTTTGCAGAAATCGCTCTATCTATATTATACCCCAAATAAGGATGTTTCCATTTTAATTTTTCCTTATGTACTGATGCGGCAGCACCTAATGCACTACCAGCATCACCAGGCGAAGGCATAACCCAAATATTCTTATTCTCGATTTTACTATTTGCCACACAGTTTAATGCACAACCACCCATAATAATCAAATTTTCCTTGGGACATTTTTCTACTAACTCTAGGAGTTTTCTCTCATACAATGCTTGCACAGATGCAGCTAGGTCTTCATTCTTTGCATCTTTCCATATATCCTTTACTCCTTTATGATTATTTTCTAACAAACAAGGTTCTAAATCATAAATGGGTTCTCCATATGCTGCCATACCCATTGTGATATATTCATCCTGATCAGGGTTAAGGCCAATACGTTTTGTAATTGCTGAATACAGAAGGCCCAAGGAATAAGGATAGTTCCAAGTCTTTATCTTTTTCATATTATCCCAGATAGAAACAGTGTTCCACTCACCTATGGCATCAATAACTAATATATTACAATCGTCAAATGGTGCTGTATAATATCCAGCAGCTGCATGGGATTCATGATGCGAAAAATATAAATCATATTTCAGTCTGGGAGTTTGCCATTTCTGTCCAGCATATAATCTTCGAAGATTTTTTAGAAAAGGATTCTCATAATATGCAACTGTATTTTTACATTCTTTACAATTAAGATGTTTTAACAGATCATCATGTAACCATTTGTCGTTTTTAACTTTACTATATCGTTCAGAGTGTGATGCAAATCTGATTTCTGTATCATTAAGAATACATATACCAGCATCATGAAACCCTTCAGAAAATCCTATTGTCTCTGTCATTCTTCATTCTCATATATAAAGTTGTGGTCTGGTTGTTGTTTTGTTCTTTTAAATTTTGACAAAAAATATTTCCATTTATATTTCAGTATTTTTAAACTTGGTAATTTCATTTCCCCAACTATCCCATCCTTCTTTAGTAGTCCTTGCAAAAAGTTCTATGTAAGGGCCATCTAATAATTGTTCAATATATGTATACATCTCATCAGGCTTTCTGCTATGTTCTCTTCTAGGAGAAATGACAAGTTGCTTTACTGATTTCGATAATCTCTTCGGTTTTCCTTTTGTCGCAAGAAGACACATCTCTGGATTGGATCGAGTCCAATATCCTAGACCAGTTGAAAAACCTAATGATTTTTGATTTGTTTTAGCCCATGTAAACCCCACTGTTTTATATTTGAAACCCCATGCTTCAATAACTCTGAAAGCCTCTTGTAGAAGAGGATCGACAACCCACATAAGAAGAACACAATCTCTTTCACTAATATCAGTAATGCGAAGATTGCAAATATCATCAATAGACATACAGCCGTAATGCTGATTAGGATTACGTCCTTCACCCCTGCTACTGTAATTTTTGAAATACCACGGTGGGTCTGCATATATCACTCCATACTTTTTATTCGACAACATGACTAAAATTCTTAATCTTCTCAAATTTGATTGTGCTCTTAAACTTGTCAACTAGAGCATCCTGTTTATGGCTGATTACAAATACATTCTCTCCACCCAGAGTATTTAAAATCTTTAGAAACTCATCTGTACCTGTACCGTCGAGAGAGCTATCAAAGATTTCATCCAGCATCAACAAGTTAGTATTGGTACTGTTTTTCATCTTGGCAACAGCTCTCCATGTAAACAGAAGTGCCAGATCAATTCTCATTTTCTCACCTTCACTGAAAGACTCATATGTAAATTCATCACGATACCTTGACTTGATTGTTTCATTAAAATTTTCGTCAAGAGTGAAGTTAACATAAAATTCCATAGAGGTAAGATATGTATTTATCAGTTTATTCATAATGGGAAGATATTGCTTGATAATTTTTGTTTTAATGCCCGTATCCTGTAACATGTTTCTTACGGCTTCAGCATAAGTCTGGTCTTCTTTTAATTTTTGTTTTAGTTCTTCTACTGTTACTATCTTTGATTTTAATTTTTTCAGCTTATCATAATCTGATTTTGACACATCACCAGACTGCAACTGATCTATCTCTGCCTGTAGAGTAGCATTAAATTTTTCCAGTTGAGTTACAGAGCTATTTTCTTTAGCAACATGAACCTCATTTTTTCTTATTTTATCTGCAATGGTGGATATCGCATTCTGTTTATTATCTGATTTGAGTATTGCTTGAGATAGTTCCTCCAATGCCATTGCAAATTTATCTACTTCTTTCTGTTTAGATTTTACCATTTTAGACGCATTACGAAGAGGTTGTTCACAAGCAGGGCAATCATTATTCTCTTCAAAGAATTTTACCATACGGGAGTTGTTATTTTTCTTTTCTGTTAAAGTACTTCTTATGTCGCATAATTTATTATGATCGGTTGTTACTTTATTTCTATCTTTAATTGCAAGTAAAAGTTCCTCATTATTCTTCTGATGAAAAGTAATATCTGTGTTCTTCTTGAATATTTCTTCTTCATTATTAGCAAGAAGTGTAATCTTTTCTTCAGTTAACTTATCTTTATTTGCTTTCATATCCTCAATATATTTTTCATGAAGAAAAATTTTCTCTTCGGTCAGCTCATATTGATATTCCATATCCTTTGTATTACTATCAATTTCCTTTAGCTTCATTTTGAGAAGCATATTCATCAAAGAAAAAATCTGTATGTCCAGAATTTCCTCGACAACTTCTCTACGATGTCGGGCCTTCAGTTGCATAAAGGGAATAAATGTAGAAGAACCGAGAATAACAACCTGAGTGAAACTACGGTAGTTCAGTTTAAGAATTTGCTGCTCAAGATACTTCTGATAATCTCTTACATTTGCATCCTGATTATACATCTTGTTGTTGACATAAATCTCAAAGATGTTTGGCCTAATTCCACGAATCACCTTTAATTTCTTGGAACCAATCTCAAACTCAACCTCCACAAGACAATTGCTGTTATTAACAGAATTGAGCAACTGTGGTTTATTGATATTACGAAATGGTTTACCAAACAAACCAAAGCAGAGAGCATCAAGAACGGTAGATTTACCAGCTCCATTTTCTCCTATTATCAGAGTTGTTGGATTCCTGTCTAATTGAATTTCTGTGAAGTTGTTACCAGTAGAGAGAAAGTTTTTCCATCGTACATACTTAAAAATTATCAAAGTTCTAAATCCTGCGCCTCATTATACAAGGTCTTCATAGTGTTCTTGAGTCTGTCTTTGTCAAGAGTCACATCGAGCTCATCTATATACTTATCAAGAAGGGTTAAAGTATCTTCTGTATTGTTAATAATATCATCAGATACATTGCTTGCATCCAGTTCAGAAAAGTCTTCAATAATTTTAACTTCATGTGCATCAGTCTTTAGCAGTCTATCTACAAATAAATCAAATTTATATAAATCCTTTTTATTTACTACAATAAGTTTTACGTAATGCTCTATATATTGTTCAACATCATGCTTACTGTAATCATTTTGTGTATCATCATAATAAATCTTTTTAAATATGGTGTATGGATTAACTATTCGTTCCAGTTCTCTGGTTTCTGTATCGAAAATATGAAACCCTTTTGGATCGTTCCAATCATTCCACATTATCTCATATGGCGTGCCCAAGTAAAAAATTTGACCGTCATCTGATTTATGATGATAATGGCCACTAAAAACTGTATCAAATCTATGAAACAGTTCTTTGTCGTAAGATCCCTGAGCAAACTGTCCTCTATGCATTTCGAAACCATTTACTTCCAAGTGACCCATTAGAATATCTGCTTTAGCTTCAGACAAGGCCTTAATAGATATATCATAATTGTTTGCATTAATCCATGGCATTAGAAGTATGGGTAAACCATCAAATTCCACAATCTTTGGCTCAGAATAAATTTTGAACCTGTCTGTACCTACAAGCTCTTCCATAGAATTAACTTCATTGGTATTTTTATAATAAGTATCATGATTGCCGATTATGATATGAAGGTCAATTCCAAGCTCTTGAAATTTTCCTATAAATCGTTTACGAAAATCATGTGCAGTGCGATAGCTTATATATTTACGACGATCAACAACATCTCCCATATGAACACATGTAGTAATTCCCCTCTCTATCAAAGTGGGAAAAAAGGTATTTTCATAAAATTTAAAGAAATATTCGTTGAAGTTTTGATTATCGTTTCTTGCACCAAAATGAGTATCGGTTACAATTGCTATTTTCAATCTTTGCCCCTAACAGCTATATGATCTACCTCATCTTCCATAAAATTTTCCAAGCCTTTATTTTTATTTATTACTTTTTTCTTTGGTCTATATACGTCTTCATCAGGAAGCATTATGTTTGGGTCAAACCCCATTACAGAATAATCTCTATCATCACCCTCCATTGTAGTCCAAGATTCGTAGCTACACTTTTCAATCATTTTGTTTCTTACGTGTGTTTGTTTCTTTTCTTTTGCAATCCTTCTAAGAAAAGCATAGTAGATAATCTGCGTAAAATATGCAAATGGGTTGTTTGATTTTTCTGCATTAAAATTAGCTACATATTGTAAACAATTTTCAATACCATCAGATATCATTTCATCTCTGTATGTGTAATTAATAAAATTTGGACGATATGATAAATGAGTTGCTATCTTCAAAAAACTCTCTCCAATATAGCTTGTTATAGGAGGACGTTCTTTTCCAGAATTTTCAGCTTCCACGCAGGTTGTTTTCCAATCAATCATAGCTTGTAGAAATTTTTTATTGTCCACATAATGGGGCTTTTTTATTTTTGCCATTAGAACTCCTTGTAGTTATATTATTATAACTATAAACTATAAACAATAGAATGTCAAGGTACAAAAGGGACTTGACATAATAAAAAATATGTGTATAATAAGTATGTGGGTTTTTAATGAATTGTATTAGAGTCTATATCCATATCTGATAATAATTCTTCATAAATTTCTTCATTATCTTTATCATCATCTTCTTCTTTCGAAAAATTCTTTTCATCAAAGACATCATTTTCATTAGGACTATTAGAACTATCTATTTTTGATAAAACATATTCATAGTATTTACAAAGGCCTGGAGAGGCATCAGTTATTAAAATAATCTTATCATTTTTGATTTTAAAAAGTGATTCTTCGGTAAATGGCTGCAACCATCTGCTAAGACTTAATGATTCTACAAACCCTTCTGGTGTTCTTCGTGGAAGAGTTTGCATTAATAGCGGATAGCTAACTTCACACTCTTCTCCAAGCTCATTTTTAACTATACAAATGATATCCTCACCATTTGTTAGTTTAACTATTTTATATGGAAGAGTTTCAGTCATTTTAGTTTTACCTTGCTAATTTCATAATCAAATTGTTCTTCATTATAGATATTTAGTCGTTCAGTAAAGTGTGTGAGTGTGAAGTTGCGGCGATCTTTATAGGATATATCATCTGCAATATCAAATATTAAAATGGAATCTTTAACCTCACTACGCCTAAGCCCTCTCCCAATCGATTGGAGTACTCGAATTTTGGACTTACTTGGACTTGCGAGCACGATGTTGTTAATATTGCGAATATTAATACCAGTGCTAAAAGTGCCATAACTCGCAATGGTAATCGAATTTTTCTCCCCATCAACAATTTCTCGTATGTTCTCCCTTTCTGTCGCAGCTGTTGCTCCATATATAAAAAATACGGGAGTGTCATTAATTTTCTCCTTTACCTTGTCGTGTAAAATTTTACCATGTTTCTCTACTAATTGAAATAAACAAAGAGTATTGCCAGGAAGGTGGACCAAGAGATTACTAACGAAATTGTTTCTTTCATTATTTCCTGTAATGTAATCAAGCTCTTCTGCATAGGTCATCTTCTCTCTAATATTAGGATGTTTTAGTATTATACATTTTATTTTCAAATTAGCAAGGGTCTTTTTGTCCATCAATTCTTTTGTTGTTATTACTTTTTCTACTGCACCAAATAGTCCCTCTAGTACTAATTGGTGTGTCTGTGTACCGTCTAATGTCCCTGTAAGACCGAATCTATACTTGCACTGGTGTAACTTGGTCATAATACCTGTAAGAGATTTAGCTTTAAATAGGTGTGCTTCATCACCAATCACACACCCAAAATTTTCAAAGTACTTTTTAGGCATCTTGTAAATAGATTGCCATGTAGATATAGCCACATCCTTAGTTATTTTTCTGTCATGGCCTTGATATATTTTTTGACAGTATGTACCTGACGACCATCCATAGTCTTCAAAATCAGAATACATTTGTTCGACCAAAGATGTAGTAGGAACAAGGATCAAAGTTTTATGTCCCGACATTTGATAATAACGAACTAAGGAATATATTACCAGCGACTTCCCAGAAGCAGTAGGAGAAACAAGAAGAGCACGATTTGTGGAAATAGCATGGTGTACTGCATCAATTTGGTAGTCACGAACTTTGAGGGATTTCCCTTTTGATTTT